GTAGAAGTCTTATCCGACGAAAGTGCAAAACTCCCAACCTTATCTAAACCTAAAAATATAAAGTCTGCTGCTACTGTCATTGCCATTGTTTTACTGTAACGTGTAATTATAGAATTTGTATCATGCTGTCTTGTCCCGGATGTTGACATAAGTTCAAACTTATACAACTGATTGTTGTTTTCGTCATATGCTAAAGGATATACCATTCCCATTTGTTCATCTATACGTACATTTGTAACCATACGTTTAATTGCAGCTAGTGTTGCTTTTTCTTCATCAGTAGCATTAGCAGAAAGTAAATTTGGAGGAACATAAGCAACAGGGAAACCGTTTAAATCTCTTTCCGCCCCTATTGCTTCAACCTCTTCAAGTTTCTTTTTAAAGTACCAGGGTCTAAAAGCATTTCGTAAAATACTACGACCTTGGAAATTATTTTTATAGCTTTGTGTTCTAAACAACAACAATTTATCAGCAGGTATTGTGAAACTCCCGCCCGTAGGTAAGAGTTGATCTATAGAAACAAAATCCCTCATACATCCATCTGTATTCCATCTCCAAATAGTTTCTTGACCGCGTATGGGAAGTTTAGCTATCCCCACTCTTCCGTCTTCACGAATCTTATAAACTATTTCATGCAATGAAAAACCGTATATAAGCATTGAAAGTAATTCACTTATAAATTCTTCCCATGAATGTTCCATATCGATCATGCAACTTGATACAAAATCAGCTTCTTCTTTTGCTGCCGGGCTATCATCGGTGGGGTTTACTTTCCAAGTTACATTCCTTAACAACTTATCTATGATAAAAAGAATTGAACCAATAATAGGGTCATTATCACTCATTTCTCTGTAAATCTTTAAGCCCTTTGCCCCTTGTAATTGTCTTAAAAATTCTTCACCTATTACCCCACCGAATGCGCGTAAACCTGTACCGCCTATTTCCGTAAGATTCGCAGACGGTTTTTTACCTGTTGTACGGGCCATTTTATCACTCCATGAAGTAGCATTTTCGTTCTATTCTCATATTACCACGATGTTTACCGTCAAAGTCAGTTATAGGTACAGGTTCAGAAGTAGCTTGAAATATATTATTTGGTGCATCGGCAAAACAAAAAATATCATCTTTGAGTAAATTATCAAATTGTTCAAAATACCAAGTTTTATTTCTCAATACCTGTACTTCCCTGAATTTCATTTATTACCTCCAATGGGATTCTCCAGAAAAATCATCTATTAATGGAGCAACTACAGGAGGTTGTTTCTGGCGTCTTTCTCTAACTCGTTTCAAATACATACTCATAGGGTCTATTTGATCGTCATGTTGACCCATTGGAAACTGAGCACATTCTTCTTCAAAATCTGTCAACCAAAGACATTGCTTTACGCTATGCTCTAAGTTGATCTCTACCCCTGCTGTTTCAGGAATCCAGACTAAACCAGCCTCAATAGCGGTTGCTTCTGTTTCCATCCTCATTGTCTTATCAATATTCTTAGGATCAATACCTATAATCGGAAACTTTTTATATTCCTGCAAATCTTGTATTAAACTAGAACCCGAAGATTTATCTTCAATTAAAACTTCATGGGGCTTCCATTCTTCGCAAAGCGATTTTGCATTGCGCCTTAGTTCGGGATACCGACACTTTTTGCGCCAAATGAATAGAAGAAATAAGCCCCGTGAAGTCTCAACCCAAGCCTGACATACTGAATAATCGTTTAACTCTTTTTCCTTTTACCAAATACAAGAGATAGTCTTTTCCAAGTTTCTATCGCAGGCATTACACTATATCTTTGAAACTTTGTAAGAGGGATTAACCCACCTTCCCTCGGTGAAGGTCTTTGCTGGAGTTGCCCTGCTGCTGCATACGGCCCCAAAGCTATTTTAAGTTTATCTATTTCTTTTTTTCCAAATCGTTCCGGCCAAAGTAACTCACCTTCTTCTGTTCTAGGATCACCTCTCCAGCCGTGGAATGTTCTTAACGCCATTTTTCTTTTTGATTCTACTTCATATTCGGCAGGAAGGATAAGACCTACATAATCCTTTCCATATTTATCCATTATATGACCTGAAAGATCATCATAATGTGTTCTTTGTTGGATTGAAACTAAAGCCCCTGTTTTGGGGTCATTGAAACGTGATTGCAATGTTTCATCGAACCATATATTTGTTCCTACCCTTGTAATCTCTGATTCTGCTTCAGCTACGTTATTAGCATCGTCAATGATAATAACGTCCCCACCTTCACCTGTACCAACACCATCTATAGACGTGTTGATTCGATAACCGCCTTTATCATTATCGAATCTTATCTTAGTATTTTGATCTCCTGTTAGATGATATTTATGACCCCAACGTGATTGATACAAAGGACTATCTATAATACGTCTACATTTAACACCGTCACGAATTGTGAGAGTAGATGCATAAGAGAATGTAATAAATTGTGTTTCAGGTTTCTTTGTCCAAACCCAAGCAGGATAACTAACAGATATACCCAACGATTTCATATGTCGCGGGGGAATGTTAATCATTAACCTTAGTATTTCCCCTGCAAAAACTGCTTCCATGTGTTCGCATATTGCGTCTAAGTGCCAACCGTGAACATAATCATGTGGGTCAATAAATATCCAATGCTGTTTGATAAACTCTGCTAAATGTCTTTCTGCCAAAGCTTTATCTAAAGCTTCTAAAGGTGTGTTCATCAACCTTTGTATTTTCACAGGGTCTATCGTAAAATTAGCTGTGTCGTCTTGTGTTATTATACGATTAGATTTAATCCCTGTTGTCCTCACCATAACTACCTCAATTTAATGTTTTACACCAAATTTTAAATATGCGCCCAATACAATAATAATCAAAATTGCATACATGATGCCTTTAACAATCCATTTAATTACTTCTGATCGTGTTTCTTTATATATATTCAATAAATCCTTTACTAAATCCATTTCTTCTGGGGACACATTATTAAATCTACAATTATGTTGGTTTTTAAGTAACTCTGTTAAAGCTAACATATCCGCTTCAGTTAAAGTTCTAGCTCTTGGGATAAGCTCTTTATCTCCAGACATAACTAATGAACCTCAGTAAAGGATAAAGTATATTTGCAAACTGCGGTATTTGCGTTACTGTTTGTTATAGCAAGAAGATATGTAGTGTTAGGTTTGAGTACGAAAGAATTATGAACTGAAACGGAATCAGAAGCAGCAGCAAAAGAATAACTATCTAAAGTTAAAGCACCTGCTCCAGCAACAGCCGTTATATCTACATACGCTTTAACTGCTGTATCTGCTGCTTCACTAGGGTCAGCGCGTCTAATATCAAGAGGGGTTAAAGCAGATTCAAGAGCATCTGTAAAAGAATAGTCTTCTAACAAAGTAACAATTACGTTATCTTTAGAAGAAGATAGTTTGGTAGGATTTAAAAGAATTGGGACACCTGTCGCGGGAGTTGTTATCTGAAAAGCGCCTACTTTAGTTGTTGTAACGCTAATACTTCCAGTAACTACGAAAGTCGGTCTTGGCATACACATACTCCTTTGCCGTTTAAATTTAGTATATGTATGAATGATAACAAACATAAATAAATAAATATATAATTATTTATTTAGTTAAATATATTAATTATGTTAAGCTTGTATGATTATAAACAAAAAGCCCCTAATGCCGTAAGCAAAAGGGGCTTAAATATTCAATTATATGTATTTAACTATCTTCTTATAAAAGCTTTACACTTTTCTTGAAAGCAATCAACATTCTGCCGAAACCAAGAGCACCATTCTTTTTCCAGACAAAACTTACAATCCCCGCAAGTCTCATTATTAAACATATTAGAGTTAGACATTTATTGTTCATCTCCTTTTATACTGAAGTTATACAAAAGTAAGGTTTCGTTACATTTATCTAAAGCCCCTTGATACAATTCCAAATTACTTAACATATCTTTTACTTCTTCTTCATCTAAACCGCCTTCATCGTTTGTCTCCACTTCAATTAAAGAAGGATTAGGCTCATACGCTAATGTAGGTCTTATGCAAACCTTATCGGCGCACCCCATGAGGCACAATAACAGTCCTATGAGGAACAGGTTTAAACCGTATCGTTGAAAGTTGTGCATAAACATCTTGATCTATCCTTTCTTTAGCTTTTTGTGTATCAGTTTGAAGGGTGACTGTCTTTTTATCTATTTCTACCTGTTCCTGTAATGCTTTATTTTTAAGTCTTTCTTCTTCAAGCTTATTTGGGATATACGATACATAATAATAAAAAATCCCAATTATTAATGCTATCAACATCCCATATCCTATTTGTTTCCAGGGTAGTTGCACATTAAACATTTATTCAACCTCCTTTGATTGTGTATCACTTTAGGTGTATCTCCTACACCTTTATATTTCTGGAATACATTAGCACCTATGATAAAACAGGCTTGAAAGCTCCAAATTTCATCACCTATAAAATCATAAATAAGTAATGCTGTTGCTATCCCAAAAACTACCCACTGTTTACTCACTATCGTTAAACATAATCTTTGAAACCGATCTACAAGTTTGTTCCAAAAGTATCTACCGTTCACGCTTCCTCCACTTTAGGCGCACGATATGCTATTATTTTAGTTGTAGGGAAATTGGAAAACTTAACACTATCACTTTGATTTCCACCCAAACATTTTATAGTACCGTTACCGTTATTACTATCATAAAAACATACATGGGCGGCGTTAGGATTGTTTGCATCCTTCCTGTCTATAACAACTATACAACCTTTGACCGGAGTAGCTAGAACAACACCCCAATCAAGCCAAGACCTTGCTGCTGCTGAATGCGTACCTTTAAATTTATATTGTTCTCCTGCTCTGTCTGCTACATAATTAGCAAATGCGGAACACCAAGGAGTGCTATCTGAAGTAGCTTTCAGTGTAGTATGTGAATCATACTCTATAATACGTGCTTCTGATTCAGGCCCAGGAATTTCATGTACGCCTAATTCATTTGTTGCTACCCAATGCATTGCTAAACATGCTTCTTCTTTTTTAGTCATAGGTGTTTAATTCCTCTCTGTTTAGATTTTTTAAATACTATTAAATCAGGCTGATGTTCTACAATTGAAGGATATACAGCATTCAACAAAGTAACCCAATCTTTTACATCATGTATTTGTGTTATCTTCTTATCAATGTTACTGTTACTATTCCCAACTCTTTTTGTTAATTCTACTTTTATTACCACACTAATTTACCTCCTTTTTATATATTATTTTCCAGCCTGAATTAAGATAAGAAGCAACATGAGTTGGATATACTTCTTGTGTTTTAAACCATTTTCTCATTTTTATAAGTTTTGGAACACCTTTTATTTTAATATTACTTCTGCACATTTTCAAAGTCAATTCACCAATATTTTCTGCTGAAATTTCCCATTTTATTGAAGCTACATTTAAAATAGTATTTCCTGAATCATCTTTTATTGAAGTCGTGTTAGGATTACCGTCACTCTCAATACATATTTCTGGGAATACCCTTTTTACATCTTCTAACATTCTTTACCTCCTTTTTATATAATAGTACCGTTTGTAATAAATCCATGCCAATTTCCACTAGCACTTGCATCTATGCTAGGCATTACTGTTAATGCATCAAAATCATTTCCTTCAAATTTCCACGCCATATCTGCTTTTGTAGTAACAACACATTTACCAATATATTGAGGATTTTGTTTATAGATTAATTCATATTGGTCTTTAAATGACATTACAACTCGTTTACAAGTAAGATAATCATTTCCACCTGTCGGGTTCTTAAAAATAAATACATCAGGGGACAACCAAGCCGGTTCTAAATCAGTTAATTTCATTTTATACCTCCTTATAATCAATTTGTGGTACTATGATAGCATCCTCTATAGCTCTAACCCCTCTTGCCTTATCTAGCATAGTGTCTAAATCCGCATTCGTAACCCTCTCACATTCCTCTGGAATCGCTTTCTGCTGTTGTGCTACGATTATGTCACGTAATGCTCTTATGTCTTCTGATTTCATATTGGTAATGTCTGCATTCACTTCTACATGACTTGTATGCTGTTCAATATCAGCTTTTATATAAGTCATGTTTTTCCAACGAGCACTATTTCTATTCTGCAACCAAAACATAATTGCTTTTGTATCAGGAGACATATGCTTAGTTGTCATAACAATCTCTGTGGC